CCGGTTGTCAACCCGAGGGGGCACCATCGGCCCCTTCGCCCCTGCCCTCACAGGACAAACGTACCTCCATGACGGCACACAACATGCAACCAATGCCCGCCGAGCTGGGGGTTTTCAGCCCCATCGGACGCGCCGCCGCATCACTGCTCAAACGAACAGGAGGGTGCCAGACGGCAACGGACATGTAGGCCACGTCAACCAGGGAGTTATCAGTCCCCAGAGACTCGCCACTTCAGAACCGGTCAGAGACTACACACGGATAGGCCCCTACAAGAGCCCCGCTTCGCTTAACCAGCCTTCTCATTTGTCCCTACACGGGCCCCGCGACGCCAGCCGGAACTGGCAGCGAAGGCCTCACCGCGGCCGCCGATCCTCAAAAGGATCGCGAGTCGCTCAAGAACAAAAACGGTTGCCCGTCCCTGACCTCAAGCCGGCAGCCGCACCTCCTCTCCTCATAGGTCTCGTACCAGGCCGGAACCTGGTGCGATTCCTCCCGAATCCTCCCCTTCCCCACGCTCAATCCAGCCATCATACCTCGGTATGAAAGACGGCTGAACCAGGGCCTACAGCCCTTGCGGTAGCGGAAGGTAGCCCGCACCCGGCCCCTACTGGGGTTGAATGCGGACTTCTCCTCCGAAGTCACCCTGCCCGTCAAGTAAAGATGCGTCCTTAAAGCGAACGCAGCCTCACGGCAGGGTTTACCCGGTCTCTCCACCAACTGATCGTCAACCGGACAAACCGGCGTCGGCAGTGGGGTCCATATCCTCCTCGCGAGCAAATCCCGCTCCCTACAGAAAGCAGGATAACTCCGAGGATGAAGACCGAGTTGACTGGGGAGAAGCCCCCAACCCTTTCCGATCCTTGAACGGATAAAAGCATCCGTCCAACGCACATCCTGCCGCACGGCCTTAGCCATGTGCAGAATCCCCGCAAAATCGGAAAGGGCTCCACCCCTCCTCAGGTGGCGCACGAGACGCCACCTGCCACCTTCCTTCAGAAACACGGTCGAGTTGACCTCGACCACATTAACGGCCCTTATAGTTTTACTGTCATTAAGACGAAAGCCTACAGGATAGGCTTCAGCAGGGACTTCGTGATTGGCGGAGATGATACAATCATCGCCATTCACAAGGAAGCGTGCCTTAGGATCGCCCCTCGCCGCCCAGGAGGCGGCGACGTAGCTGTTCAGGCACAAAAGCGGAAAGGAGAGGTAGCCTCCCATCATCTGTCCATGACTAACCTGACCACGGATCCGCAAAGGGCCCGTGATATCCCCCCCCGTACATACATACGGATAGAGCGACCGGTGCGCAAAGACACCGAGCGCCGGGGGAACAGAGGTGCACCTGCTCAACAGTGCACTCAGGATAGTCTCTGTCACGGGGAGTGACAGGTTGTCAGTGGCAGACACCAGATCAACACTGGTCTGGTATTTGCCAACACAAACAGATGAGACCTTCTCAACAGTCGGTGGTCCGACAAGGAGCCAGTCCGTTGTACCCGCCAGATGGTTGTAAAGCATCTTATGCAACGGGGCCAACAGATCCACACGCTCATCAAAGATGAGCATGGGACGGCATTTTCCCGCCGAGGGGACTTCCTTGTACCTGCCTGTGAGGGACGACCGGTCGTCCGGCCCCCATAGGCATTGCCGACGAAACTCTTCACCGCGACCGACCCACAAGAGGTCGCCACGAGATCCGCGCTGCCTACGCGCAGACGCACGGGGGACGTGTCGATTGACAAAATCAACATAACGGCGATCCCAACCCGTACGGAAGAGTTTGAGTACCTTCGATCTGACAAACGTCAGGTACTCTTGAGAAGGAGGAGGAGGGGAAGAATACGCCAGAGCTTCCCAACTCTGGCGTGAGGACGGAGTGTGTGCAAGGCAACCACGTGGAAGGTTGCGCTTGATGGAGGCGATAGAATGGGCCAAAGCCCACCTGTCCCTCCGACACAGTCTTTGCAGGTCACAAAGACCATCTATCCCCGGACGGCGCTGGCGCCTGGGGAAAGCTACAGAGGTCCGCTCCTTACCCTGTAGCAAGAGGAAATGGAGGTACCGTCCAAGCTCGGACGGCTGAAGCCCCGGTAACTCAGAAAATGGCAAGCCATATCTGAGCCGCACAAGCAACAGCCCGTTCTGGACGGTGGCCTCCGTGTCACGAACTGCCCGAAGACAATCGGGACACGGCTTAACTCTAGAACCGCTCGCGGTATTATCTAGAGTACGCCTAGGCGCTGAGCGCTGCAGAGGGCCAGGACAAGACTGCGAAGTCATCCGAAGGCACTCCCAAGAGATTAAC